CTGACTTAACAAGTGTTTGAGCTGTGTTCTCAGTTTCGATAATGAATCCTCTATTTCTTTTGAATACTAGTGGATTAATTTGTGCTTGATTCAAATATTCGATATCCTCTGGTGTGAAATCTTGTTCAATTGAATTGATTCCAGTAATTCTACCATTTGTAACACCAGCCGCGATTGTCCAAGGAGTAACATTTCCAACATTTGAAATATGTTTAGCCATATAAGTAGTCGCAACAAATGGTGCTGGTGGATGGTCCAATGGTCTACCATTATCATTAATGTTTACATAAGGGAAGAAATAACCCACACAAGTTGTTCCTGCTCCCTCTCCAAATGAGTAAAGGAATGCTGGATTACTTTCAGGGTCACCACCTTTAGAAACATATTCCATTTGTAACACACCTTCTGTGTTTACGAATGTTGGTGAAGAAGAGTTTTTAAACATTCTCGCAGATGGCATATTAATGAATCCAAATGCGTCTAATCTATCACCACAGATATCAAGTAATTGTTGTTTACTCTTTTCAGCAAGACCTAAACCAAATGCGTCAACTAAATATCTAAAGTCAATTGCTTCTTTGTTAGTCAATGATTTAAACAATGGAGTTCCTTTAGCAACTAAGTTCAAAACAGAGTTTTGTCTAGCTTCAGTTCCATCAGGTAAAGAAGCATTTCTGATTCTAAATCCTTTAAGAGAAAGAACCTTATAAGTCGTAGCATATTGGTCAACAGTTGAGTATCTTTGTGTTTGAAGTTGTCCTCCAGAGAATCTTGTAGCGATTCTTGAATCACAAGTAACTTCAGTTAAAGAAGCATCACCAGAGTATTGTCTTTTAGACAAGATTCTTGTAAGTTTTCTTGGATATTGACCAGTTTGTAATGTGGTAGCATCGTAGTAAGCTTCTAAGAAATCACCAACTTTTACTTCTGAATATCTAGATCCGTTAATCAAAACTTTATTTGGAACTTGAACATATCCAGATGGAATTTCAATCTCTACTGTTTGTTTGAAATTTGATTTTTCAGATTTAACATAGAAAGTGTTGTTTGCTAAAGCCGCAACATCAACGTCAGTTGCTAAATCAGAATCTTTAAATTCAACATATAATGTAGCATCATTATCTACATACATTCTCAAATAATGTCTAACAAGATAATCATACATTCTTGATACTTCTGTAAGTGACTCATAAACAACTTCTTCAGCTACTGTGTAAGCGTAATACTCAGAAGCACCTGTACCATTACCATATCCTAAAAGACCAGCGATTTGTTGTGGAGTTTTACCATTAAAAGCAGTTACTTCATTACTATTAATTGTAAACGAACCAGTATTTAATGTAGAATCAGGGAAATAAACTTGTTCAAATGTCGCTAAGTTAATTTCAAGATCCCAGTTTGCAACATCTGATCTGAAAATGATATAATCATAACCAGCCCAAGATTGAGTGTTTCCACCATTTGTTGCTTCTTCACCATCTACGAATAAAACATCAACTGTTGTATTAAGTAAATTTGAATTACTAGATGATGCTCCAGATGCGTCTAAGAATAATCTATTACTAAAGAAGTAATCTTTTGTATTGATTTGACCATCATAGTTTTTAGTGTAGAATGTTGAGTATTTACCAACAACACCAATAGAATCACTGTTGTTATTAAGGTCAGCCATATCTGATTTAGTCTGAACACCCTCAGAACCTAAGATAAATTCATTATCTTCAGTATAGATTACTAAATAACCATTTAAGATATGATATAACTGAGCCGTTGTCAATCCAGTAGTTAAGTTAAATGATTTATTTAAAACCGAACTTTGAACAATATTAGAAATTGTAATATTTTCAAAACTGTATTTTTCATATGTAACTGGATTTAATACCAATGACATTCTATTTCTGTTAGGACTATCAATTAGATTAACCAATCTGTTAAACATTTTGAATTTTCTCCATTGTTTGTAATTTGTAACAGATGGTGTATCATTTGTTCCAGGGAATTCAATTTTAATTACACCAGATCCAACAGTAACTTCAGAAATGTAGTAATCACTAGTTGAGAAAGTTCCAAATTCATGTTCAATATATCCACCATTTTCAATTGTCACATCTTCAACTGAGAAAGATAAAGGAGAAACGAAAGACTGAGAAGCAACTCCTAAGTCGATATATCCTAAAACGATATCAGTAGCACCAACCGCTGGATTAACACCAACAGACAAACTATTAACAACAGAAATCTCTCCAGTTGTATCTAAAACAAAAGCTGATGAGTAAGTTGCTAGAGTTGTACTAAAAGGATAATTTCCAGCATTCATAATTAAAGTAGCAGTTGCAGCGATAGGAATAAGAGTATCACCAATCACACCATATGCACCTGGACCAGCTCCGTATGTCACACTAATAGATGTTGTAGCTGTAACGATAGCAGGTGTAGATGAAACTAAATCCACGTTGTAAACCGAACCTTCACCAAACCAAGCTGTTCTTTCAGGATTTTCAACTAAACCAGTAGTCAATAGAGTTTCTGAAAAGTTATTGACACCACCCAAGTCAAATCCATAAGCGTGTGTATCTTGTGAATGATACGAGTAAGAACCATATGATGGACCTAAATCACCTAACATTGCAGTTACGTTACCCGGTAAGTCAAGAGGTGTTGAAACAATCTTAACATCTTCAGTAATTGTTTCTTTATATGATAAGAAGTTAATTTCATTTTCACCACCATCAGCAATTGTATTACCCAATAAGTCTAATACACCATTGTAGTAATCAGTTTCAACTACATCATTGTTAAATGCACAGAACACACCTGTTCTATCAGTATCTCTGTTAATAGTAGTTTCAATAAAAATATTTCTACCGTTAAGGTCTCTAAAATATGGGATTAATGACAATCCTTCGTAGTATGCTAATGTTGTAATATTTCTATCATCTGCAAAGTTTCTAACTTGAGCTTTTCTAAGACCAGATGCACTAAAGTAATTACTCCATCTTGGGTCAATTGCTAACTCTTGATAATTAGACCAATCACCTGCGATAATAACAACATCAACAAGATAATCAGAAGCGTAATCTAAAGCGTTTACATATGAAGGTAATTTCTCAATAGAACCATAATATTCTAAAAGAGTTCTGTCAAAACCAGTTAAAGTAGACTTAAAGATGAAAACAGAAACATATCTATCCGAAAGGTTAGTAATATTGAATGCTCTCTCAGAATAACCTGATGAATTTTTAGTAAGATTAATAAAAGAATCGGTGTCTCTTTTCCAGAAACCTGTAGTATCAAAGAATCTTCTATAAGGACCCTCTCTTTCAATATCATTACTTGAAGCTGCAGAAGATGATAGAGATTGATACTCAATAACATCTAATGTATCATCAGTTACTAAAAGGTTCATAGCGAAAACTGGAGCAGTTTCCACCATTTTAGAAACTGTTCTATGAAAGAATGAACCCTTTCTTTCTAATCCTCTATCTAATTGTCCGAAAATAGACTCCAACTCACTAGTTGTAGTTATTCTAATCGGCGTATTAACAGGCCCTTTTCTTGAAACACCAATAACAAGGTTTGTAATACCTTCAACTACTGGGCTTGTGATTACAGACTTGTCAAACTCTTCTAAGAAGATTCCTGGTCTCTTGTATTTTCCAATTTGAATTGCCATATTGTTTATATTTTTTTTAATTTATAGTATATATAAAAAAGAAAAAACAGGTTTTTTTCTTTTTTTACTTTTTACTTTGAATTTATTGAGTGTCTTTTTTAAGCTCGTTTCCTACTTCAATCATTTTATTTTTGTGACTCGTCATCAATACTTCCTTAAAAAAATCATATTTTCTTAGATATCTCATGTCAGTTTATTCACAATTGGGGTAAATTTTCCCTCATCATATTTTTTATCAACAAGCTCTCTGTAATTTATAAATGAAGGTTTAATACTTTTTAAAGAATTTGCAACACCTTCTTTAGAATCCAATTTAAGAATACTTTGACTCTTCAATTTATTATCTTCCATTTCTCTAAGAACCAACCAATTTATATTAATTATTGTTATGTTTTCTGTAATAGTCTTAGGCTTGTCTTCTACTTTTATTATACCTTTTACCTCAATTGTTTTAGCTCTATTATTTGCAATACTTTCTAAAGTCTTCTTAGTCATAACTGTATGAATAATAGGATATGGACCACTTCCTAATCTATCTCTCAACTCAGGAGTTACATCGGAATCTCCTTTACTTATCTGATTAGATGGATGTTCACTTTGTATCATGTTTTTAAACCAAGCCATTGTCTTAGACATCATAACATAATATTTATCATTTGCCATCTCATTAACAAAAAGATACCAACGAACTATTTTACCATCTTTATCTTTACCATTCATTTGTAAAGTAGTAAATCTAAATTTACTTTCTTTTATGACATCATCATTTGTAACAGAGCTTAACTTCGCAAATTGTAAATTAGAAATAGTTATAGAATTTGCAACTTCACTATTGATTTCCATATCATTTTTTCCAGTTTTCTTATCAACCATACCCAACTGAACGTCTGAGTTAGTTTCAAAGAAAGTTGTTGCTGTTTCACCAAAGTATTTCTCAATAGCCTTCTTTTGAGCTCCCGCAGAATCACCACTACTACCCGATTTATAAAGTTCATCACCATCCAATAAATCTAACATAAGTTGTCTTAAAGCAACACCAGCTCCTTCTCTAACATTTCCGGCACCGTCGTCTAAAACAGTTTCTTTTGCAAATACTGGTGAGAATCTAGTATCAGCAAATATATCCATAACAGCATTTTCCCAAATATTGAAAGTCTTTTTATGTCTATAAGGACCATGTTCTGTTGCTGAAGGTGCACCAGAAGAACTACCAAATCTAGTATATTCATTATAAGTTAATCTATCAACAGCACCGTCAGTTCTAGCTCCTGGAATAACATCTGTTGTGTGTAGTTTATAAGCTCTATTAAAAAGTCTAATAATTTCCATTATTGGATTCATTCCATTAATAACGATTGATTTACCTCCTTTTTTAGAAGCATCTTCTACTTTTTCCTCAACTTCTTTTATTTCTTCTTCAGAAAGTAAGAAAGCTTCGAAGTCTAAGTTTTCATCAAAGTATTCTTTAATCTCTTTTGAAATCTCAGCAGATTTGTCTTCTTTATTTTCACCTTGAACTTGTCCTTGTGGTTCTTCCTGAGTTTTTGGATCATCTCCCTCTGCTTCTCTAATTAATGTTAAATATGAATTATATTTTAATAATATAGATTCTTGTTTTTTCTCAACTTGTTTAAGTTCTTCAGGATTAATTTTTTTCAATTCTCTCATTGAATCAACAAACTGTTGAAGTGGTTTACCCAAATCACCCAATCCACCATAAAGATTTTGACCATCAAATTGAATAGCTCTCACTGTAAATCTAGCTATTTTCTCAGCTACAATGATTTTTTTATTTTTATCTTTGATAGTATCTACAGATTCAACAAACAAACTATCAGCCGGTGCATTTAAAGTAGCTTTTTTATCACCAATTAAATATCTCAGTATCTCTTTATATAAAGATTTAATAGTTTCTTTGTTTTTTTCATCAAGTGACTTATCAGTGATAGCTTTTAAGAAATCAAATGTGACACCGATTCCTTTATCTTTAGGATCTTCCAACACCTCACAGGCTTTCTTTAATTTACCATAAGCTTGTGTCAAATGGTCTTCTTTTCCAGTTCCGACATTTCTATCTTTAGCACCACCAGAACCGATACCAGATTTATCACCAACCATAGTAGTTTGAATTGGACCTTCCTCGAATATGAAACTTTCTTTAACTAAAGACAATTTGATTTTTATATCTTTACCTAATTGTAATTTATTTTTGTCCATTTTGGATTTATCAGCCTTTATAGTATAAGGTTCTAAAGTTTTTGCATTTGATAACCAGATTTGCTCAATTGCCAATTTATTTTTATTAATTTTGACATCTTTTTGAATTACCTCAATAGTCTCACCACCTTTTGTAATGTGAAAATAATCTTCAGGTGCTGATGCAATAGCCTTAGGTTTAAATTTCTTATAATTAGCCAAAACCAAAGAAAGAGCTTTCAAGTTCTTAATCATTGTAGGGTATCCTGTTTTGATAGATATTTTATCACCAGGTTTTCCTTCTTCATTTTTTACATCATCATCAGTAGTTTTTTCAGCATCTTCAGATAAAGGACCACCTTTACCATCAGAATCTTTATACTTTTCTAAGAACTTTAAAAATTCTTCTAAAGCAGAAATTATAACTTTTTTAGACTCTTCTGATTTTTCACTAACTTCTAAAGCTTCTAAATTATCAATAGAACTTTGTGTGATGTCTTTAATCTTACTAACTTTCTCACCATCATCTACAGCTTTTTTAAGAACTCCTAAAATAGAAGAGATTTGAACTTTTGAAATGTCTTCCTGGTCTTCTTTAGAAAGTGTTCTAATAGCCGATTCACTAACTAATCTTTCAAATTCAGATTTCATTTGTTTAGAAACTAAAGATATTCTACCCATATCAACACCTACACCAATCTTACGAATAACAAAATTTATGAATCTTCCTAAAAGCGAGTCTCCCCATTTTACGTTGTTACCAAAAGCACCAGACCCCGGAGCATTTTCTTCTAAAATTAATTTAGTTGTTAGGTCTTCCAACATTTTATCTTGTTGGATTATTTTTCTTTCGTTAATATTTTTCAGGTAGTTATCTCTTGAGTGTAAATATTTCATCAAAATGATTTAATTTTTTTGTATATATTATTTTATTTATGCCGAATTTTCTATATTTACACATTAATAGTAAAAACAAAAATTAAAATTTAAAAACTCTTTGGTTTTCTATAAAAATTTTGTATATTTGTATAAATAAAAAAACACTACGATGAACTGGTCAAATATTATCTGTATTGAAGTCAAAAAGTATAACAGTCAACAACTTGATGTTATCTGTGAACAACTTAATCTACAACCTGGCACATTGGCTGTGTTCAAAGAGTCTGGTTCTACACTATTATACTGGGAAAAAGACAAATCTTATGTAATTGGTAGTGTGAAAAAAGAAGCTTTAAGAGATAGTTTTTCAAAACCTCTTTATAAAGGTCTTTATTTGAATTCCAACTACAATCATCTTTCTCAAAAAGAAAAAGATAGACTTTTGAAGATTCAACCTACTGATTTTAGAACTAAAAAGAATACTAAAGTTTTTACAGAGTCTAAAAGCTCAAATAAAAAACTTTCCAATATCTTAAACGAAGTTCTTGAAACTGACGCTATTCTTGATAAAATATTCAAATCCGGAATGAACTCATTGACAAGTAATGAAAAAAAGTTTCTTGATGATTTATCAAAATCTTAAAAAACCACTCAAATTGAGTGGTTTTTTTTATTACATATATTTAATAAAAAAAAATTTCTGACTTTCTTATCAAAATCTTAAAAAATCCATGTTTTAGTAAATATTCGATAAAAAAGTCAGAATATATATTTTAACAAACAATTTTATTAACTATGAATTTAGGCAAAGCATTTGCAACACCACCGAAAGAGTTAAAATTCAATAATAAAGTCTTCACTCACCCCAAAGAAATTTTAGAAATACTAGAATCTGAAAAATTCTATTGGTTAATTGACTCTGTAATTAGTGATGCAATAATTGAAATAAAAAATAATACTTTAATTTGGCATGATGGAAACTTTCTATCAGGAAATTGGAACTACGGAGTATTCACAAAAGGTGAATTTTACGGAACGTGGGAGAACGGAATATGGGAGGGTGGACAATTTAACGGCACTTGGATAAGTGGTGTCAAAAAATAATTTTCAAACCATGAAAAAAAGAAAATTAGCGATTGAAGAACCATCAGAGGTAGTATTCTCTGACGAAAAAATTAAAATAAATAAACTAAAAGAAACTTTTATTTTTGAAATTGGTAAAGAAACAACAACAGATATAGCAGAAGGTGTAGCTATTATGATGAAAATGTTAGACAATAATCACGAAATATGGAATTTTGAATTTGAAATAGATGAAAATAAAATAACACCCGAAAAATCACTATATTGGTTAACAGGCGGACACACAGAATGGAAATGTTTAGATCACTATGAAAAAAATTGGTCTTATTGTTATTTAATCTTTCAAGAAGAATTTGGAATATCTATTATGAACATAATCAAAAAATCTAAAAAACTAAAAGATATAAGAGAAGAGTTCAAAAGATGTTTAAACTTACCAATAATATACGACTTTGCACTAAGTCAAAATTTAGTAAAGTAATTAAAGAAACCTATCAATTTGATGGGTTTCTTTTTTTATATATACTATATGGAAAGTTTTAAATCAGTATGCTCAAACCCTTGGTGTAAAGGACATTTTACTTACACAGAATTAAATTTTATTAAAACAGACGAAGGATTAGTTCATCCAAAAGAATGTAACAAATGTAGAAGTTTTGACAAAGAATTGAGTGGTGGAGTTGAATGGAAAGACAGAACTTACGATGGTTCAAGATTTGATGATATGCCACATGAAATAAAATATAAAGTAACTAATTACAAATCATGAATGCACACTTCTTTGACTTAAATACCGCAATTGTAGTAGACAGTGAGGTTTGGATTGTTTCTAAAAAAAATCCAAATGAACCACTAGTCAAAATAACTCAATCAGAGTTTAATCTGATAAGAAAATCAATTTATAGAAAAAAAGGAGTATCTATTGATATCGATGGTGTAGAATATTGGATACAAAGTGAACTTTTTGAAAAAATAAAGAATCGTTGTAAATCACTCAGAATTGAAATCACAAGTTTAGCTTTTTCAATGCAAGAATTTATGAAACCGGATTTAATTAAATCTTTAGACTATAAAATATGGAAAGAACATTTTATAACGTTAAAAAATTCTGATGATGATGTTTATTTTATTTGCTCGAAAAATACCAAATCAAATTACGATTTTTTGATTGAGAAGTTAGAAACTTATTTAAAAGAAGAACTTGGACTTAAAATAAAAAATTATTACTTTATATCAGAGACATTTTTCAACAGAGATGAAGATAAAACGGCTCATAAAAAAGTAAAACTACTTCTACAACATTTAGTAGGATACAAAACAGATGGTTCTAAATTCACTAACGAAGAAATACCAAAATATGAGAAAATTTATTTCTATGATGATGAGATAAAAACTTTAAATTTAGCAAAATCAATAAATGACGTTCTTAGATTTATCTTATCCAATACCGAATCCGATATAAAAAGTAGTGTAGAGAGTTTAGTAAAAGAAAATGAAATTATTTTAGATATAAAAGGAGTTACTTATAATAAAGTAAATATGTTTACAAATTTGGAAATTAAAATCAGTATTGATAGAATTATGAAAACTTACGAAAGATTTATAAATAGATTCTAACCTTTCTTTTCACCATCTTTATTTATCATTGCTTGCTTTATCATCTCATTAAGTGATCTACTGTCCATAATTGCTCCGTCCGGTTGGCCGTCACCATCTTCTTCTGATTGTTTAGGTTCTTGATTCTCAATCTCATTATAACCTAAGTCTTTTCTTAATGTCTTATAGAATTTTTCTAATTCTGTTTTTTGACCAGATAAGAATTTAGCATTTTCTCTAATTTGACCAATTGTTTGATTTACAACCTCGTGCATTCTAGCAGAGTTATCACCATTGTCTACTTGTCTCAATTGAGATAAGAAATTCTTTCTAGTCATCTTTGTTAAGAATATACCTTCAGCATAAACAACAGCATCTTCTTTCATTTTATTTTTAATATAAGGATGTTCTTTAAGCTGAGGAACGTCACCTAAATATAAATCAACAAGTGATTCTAATACATTCATAGACTGTTGACTAGCAACTGTTAAGTCGGCATCATAGTCATAAATTTCTATTTCACCTAAATCCGGTAAATCTTCTGGTTTTGCTAAGTGTTTAGATATATCAAACTCACCGCCTTCTGATTGAATTTGGTCAAACTCATCTTTTAATCTGTTTCTTTCTTGCTCTGATTTAGACATAGAAGTGGTTTTTTACAATATATATAAAAAAATATTCTCTGTCCTTATGGCAGCCAAAGAGCAACAAGAAAAACAAATGATATTCACCACTAAATTAGTGGATGAGTCAACAGATAAAATAAATGATGGTATTGTTATTAAACGATATCAAAATCCTTGGCTAAAAAGTGAAGTAGGATTAAGAAGATCCGGTGTCACATTCAAAATGACACCAGATGAACAACAAGAATATGTTAGATGTGCATTGGATGTACACTATTTTGTTGAGAAATACTGTAAAGTAAAAAGAGAAGATGGTTCTATTGGTAATATTCTACTAAGAGACTATCAAAAAGAAATACTTGACAACTTTGTAAACAGTAGATTTAATATACTTATGGCTTCTCGTCAGGTTGGTAAAACAATCTCATCTGCTATTTTCATGTTACATAAAATTCTATTTGATAACGATAAGAATATAATGATTGTTGCCAATAAGGGAGATACGGCTGTAGAGATTGTTGATAAAATTAAATCAATCTATTCATTACTACCTTTTTTCTTAAAGCCAGGTATTAAAACTTGGAATCAAAAGTCATTAACATTTGAAAATGGATGTAGAATTAAAACATCAGCTAGAACAAAGACTCCAGCTATCGGTTTTACTATTGATGTGCTTTACTTAGATGAGTTTGCTCACATACCATCTAATATTATAGAACCATACTATACGGCCGCTTTTCCAACAACCGCTGCTGTTCAAAACTCAAAGATTATTATCACTTCAACTCCAAATGGTATGAACTTATTTCATAAGTTGTTAACAGATGCAGAAAGACCAGAGGGGGATCCACAGAAGAATAACTACAAAGCGATGAGAGTATATTGGCATCAAGTTCCTGGACGATTTGTGACATATCTAAGACTAAATACACACAAATTATATGACCACGGTATTACAAAAGAAGATGTTTTTGAACTATACAAAGAAAAATGGAATAATAAAACAAAAATAGAAATGAGTTGGAACTCAGATTTACAAAAAGATATAATTCAGGTATACAATAATGAGAATTGCTCAGATGAAGAAGTTAAATCTTTATCAATTGAAGATAATAGGGGATTTGAGGTTTCTATAAGATCTTTAGCTGAAGTGACTACTTGGAAAGAAGAGGCTATAAAAGATATAGGTGGCGAAGACGCATTTAATCAAGAATATGGTCTTAGATTTATAAATGCATCAAAATCATTGTTAAATGAGAATATTATAGATGAGTTGTTAAAAAATAAGAAAAACTACATATTTGAAGAAATATTAGAGTTTGATAAGAAAATTAAATTCAGTTACTCAGATTTGAAATTTGTAGATGATGATGATATATTCATACCTTTAAAAAGAAAAGATTATAAAGTTATAATATCCGTCGATATCTCAGAAGGATTAGGACAAGACTACTCAGTTATAAATATATTTAGAATTAACAATAAAACAAAAGAAGTAATAGACATGCAGAAAAATAACTATAAATCACTTGTCGATTTCTTCAAATTAGAACAAATAGGAATATTTAGAAGTAATATAATATCAATAAAACAATTATCAGAACTTTTATATTTAATTTGTTTTGAATACTTCAATCCAGAAAATGTAAAAGTAGTATTAGAGTTAAACAATTACGGAAATACTCTTTTAGCAGAAATGCCACACGTTTTTGATGGTAAAAATGATTACGGATCAGCTATTTTTGTAAGATATAAACACAGAATTGACGCCACGGAAGAAAAAGTTGGGCTGAAAGTTGGAGAAAATAAAAATCTAATGGTTAAAGACTATCAAGATTTGATGTATTCAAAAGGATTTGGAATAAACAATGAAGATACTATTAGAGAAATCACTACTTTTGTAAAGCACACAACCACAGCGGGTAATATTAAATATGCAGCAGATGTAGGACACGATGACTGCGTAATGACTATCGTAAACACTACTTCTATATTTCAAAAAACCGACTTTAAAGAAATGGTTGAT